ATGCATCTGCCAGTATTTTTGATGGATTTGTTTCTTCGTTCATTGTTGTAATATAATAGTTTTCCAAATTGTTAATTACCCGAATATTTCAAGAGTTCTACGTTCGAGAGCTAGTAGGTACGAAGGTGGTACCGAATAGTTCTGTGGATAGGTTGTGATATTTGTCACAGCCATAAACACGGCAAACGGACCATTGTTGTACTCTGCATGCTCTTTCTTGCAGCGTTCAATGACAGCAAGTTTCACCGGATGAATGCCGTCCTTGGTGTCTGGGATGTCTTGAGTAAGACGCTTTACCAGTTCTCCTACTTCTTCCGGTGTCATTTCTTTTGCAAACATATCACTTACTTTTGACACTGCCTTAAGAAATCTTTCGGAGGTCATAGACATGATGCTGTCAACGATACTGGACTCAATATCATCTCCTTGATGCTTTTTCTTCACAGCAATAATATCGCCTACTGTAGCTCCGTTGCCGCATACTTGGATCCAAAATCCTCCTTGGATGCCAAAGGCAAGTGAACCGTCATAGCTGTTAATGATGCGAACTCTCGCGTCAACAGTGAAGGTTCTTTCACCTACGTGCATCTCTGCTCTCATGTTAGGATTGCGGATGTCGATGTAGAACTTACGGTCTCCAAGGTTGCGGACTGATGCAACTACCCAGCCAGCGACTTCAATCGAGCGAATGGCTTTGGCGATCACGTTGTTATCAACAATCTTGTACTCTTTACCGGCATAGAGAATTTCATTGGTGGATACATTCAAGATACCGGAGTATCCTGATTCCTTTACATCTGACGGGACGAACTGAGAGCCGTCACCTGCATTCCAGTACAACGGTACCTTTGCTACCGGGAAGCAAATGCTTTCAATGGTCGCAACTTTTTCAACTGATGTGCCCTGCGTAGATGCAGGAAGTAAACTATCGAACATGCTCATTTCTTTTCCTTTGATTTGATTAATAACCTTTGCGTTACTACTGGAACGCACCATTCTTCATACAGTTCTCTGTGGCAAGCAGCAAATGCTTCTGCCTCAAATTTCATCTTCTTCGTTTCTGTCATCTGAAGTAGGATTTCTCCTTCTTCGCTTACCAATGCTCCATCTTCAAGCTCTGGTACCAAAAGAGCACGCAATTCTTCCTTGCGCTTCTCTAGTTCGTTGATTGCCTTGGAAATCTCTCTGTACTCCAAGAAGTTTGAGTAGGTAGTTTTATTCATGATTCACCTCTATATCTACTCCAATAAAGTCGTCAGCATCGAGAATGATGTCGGCATTGCTATACTGCTCATTAACAATGTCCAAAGCATCCGCTTCTGTTTCTGCATCCACTTCAATTACTTTGCGGAGTGTCTCTATGATCTCTATTTCGAATTTCTTCATTGCTTAATGTCCTTTTTATTGATAAATGTTCTGCAAATATTAGATTCCAAATCCAAGCTGTGCTACACATCATCAAAATAGCGCAAGTGGCAGGATTGTAATTATAAAGCAGAATAGCTATCGAGTTAGCGATAATGACAAAAGTCTGAACCGCATACAGATAGTACACAATGACTTTAACCAACATGAGAACGAGAAGTGTACGCTTATTCATACCCATTCCCCTTGACTGAATCCGCGATAGTTAAAAGCCAAATCCAAACCGCTCCACATGCTATGGATGCAATGCAAATGAGAGGATTATATTTCTTAGTTGCGTAGGCATACACCGCATAAATAGCAAGTACTCCTTGGGTTGCAAAAAGGCACCATGCTATCCATATAAGTACTTTCGCTATTATTTTTCTGCATTTCTTCATTGCTTAAAGTCCTCTTTATTTCAAATAACAACTGTATGGCTTTTGGCAGCCCTTCTTCATCTTCAACAAAGGCAACACCCGGTAAAAGGTCTGGTCTGTCAGTTGCCCAAAGCCCTACCGTTGTTGCTTCGTGATAAAGCAGGCGTTCGTATTCTGACCTTGGGATTGTTACCATCTCCGCTCTTGCCATGAAGACTCCTTCCCCGCTATATTGACATATCCATTGATTTTCCTGGGCTTTGGGTCGATAATATCAAGTCTATTCGCGAGCTTTAATCCATCTTCAAGAGCTGCATCAAGTCTGGATTTGTAAATGTCTTTAGACTCTTCGGCTTGCTTTAAATAAATGCGAAGTTTTGCAAGGTCATTTTCTTCACTACATTTGATTTGATTTGATAGCTTCTTGAGAAGCGCGTTGGTTAGTATTTGGGCTATTGCAAGCGCAAATACTCCTATTGACAATACTATTATCATCGTAATCCTCCAAGTGAGTATGTTACTAAATCAATTACCCATCCATCTACTGCATCATCACCTCCGAGTGTGCATGCTCTCACAAAGCCATGTTCGCCTACCGATACCGTGTAGGCATCATTGGCTACGGCGAAGTATGCATTGTGCAGAGCTTTTATATCCTCTCGGGTGAGGTGGTCAAATGACCGCTGCATGCTTATCTTTGCAAGTGAGCGTTCACCGCCAGACATTCCCTTCATCATCATATAGTAATGGATTGTTGTATTTATTCTGTGGAGCTTCGCGTAGTTCAGATACACTTCCGCTCCCTCTTTCTGGAAGCACGACTCCAGAATCATCCTTGCTTTCTCCTTCATGCGCCCTACTTTCAATTAAGTGTAACATTTCATCCAGCCGTTCATCATTTACCGTAAGGAAGAAGTCTTGTGCCTCCATCGTTACGGGGTTCATGTCAAAGCCGGTAACTATCTTCGCAAAGTTGACGGTGATTGAGTCTATTTGACCCAAGCCATCACCGAACCATGCTTCAAGATTATTGCGCTCTTCGGTATCTCTGTTTTTGCTGATGACATTGGAGAGAAGGAGTATTTCAGCAGCATCTCCAATGTATTCGCGTGGAATAACAATTTGGTCTCCATGCTCATCAATGTCTATATCCTTCGAACCGAACGCATCTTTGAACGAAGAAGATAGCTGTATCACAAATCTCCAAACGCCATCAACAAACAACAGGTACCCTATATCAAATCTCATTCCGGTCGGCGTAACGACCGCTATATCAACCTTATTCATATTGACTCATCTTTCGTATATGAGCTTCAAGCCAATCTCTGGCTGAAAGCTTCGTTGGAATATCAAACCGATTTACTTCCGGGTAAGCTATCAGAGGTATGGAGAAGTCCATACCAAATCGGTTCTTTTTGCTTACTAAATAGAAATAGTTGTTTTCAATACCTGTCAGATTTTTCAGGTACCTTTGTGGATAGAATGTCATAAGGACACTGTTGGCTAGTTTCTTTACATCGCCTGACCATTCGAGATCGTCTAGCTGTGGTATCTTAAGCATCCTATTCTCTACGGTACCCTTCTTAAGCTGGCATAGAACTATCCCGGTACTTCCTGTCATCTGTACAATCTTCTTGAGCTCATTAATACCTTCCATCACTGCCATATTGAAGTCTTTGTGCTTCCCAAGGGTAAAGAGCTGTGTTAGATAGTCCAAGCACCATATATCAGCTTTCTCGGCTTCGATGAAGTTCAGCATGTCCTTTACGGAATCGAACTCATTTGGACCGACAAGCTTCAAGCGGTCTAAGACATCCAACACAACCCTATGCTCCGTATCAGTCAAGTACGGCCTCATTGCGTCTATTCCGAGTGTCTTGTCAAGGATAATATCCGTGACAGAGACTCCCGTGAAGAAAGCTATAAGCTTAACCATGATATCTTCTATCGGCATCTCCTTCTCGAAGAAGACTGCCTTGTATTCAGGGTTCGTTATGAGTATCTGAATGATGAGCCATAATGCTGATGTCGTCTTCATACTACCGGTATCCCCACCGATAACGATAATATTACCCTTGAGTATTGCTGTGTTTTCATCAATGGTGGCAATGCCGGTTCTCACTACCTGCGAGTGCTCTGTATTGATGTACTCCTCAAATCGCTCTACGAACGTTCTACCCCTAAAGTCGGTAGCTGTACAGAATCTTTCGAACTCTACCATGTCTGCCAGTATATCGAAGTCACCTTCCCTCACCCGCCTCTGTGCTACACCAAGAGCCACCTCATATCCGCGCTGATTGCTCTTCTCCTTGAGAATAGGTAGCAGCGTCGTGTAGAGCTTTTCATTGATGTAGAACTCGGCAGCTTTCTTGAATATGTCATCTATATACGTTGATGGTACCGAGAAAGGTCGTTCCTCTTTTGGTATGCGCTGAAGGAGTTCTGCTTCCATCTTCTTGTGGAGGATGGAAGCAGTGATCTCATTTATGCTGCTATACTCCTTCATGCATGCCTCCATTAGAGAGTACATATATCTGCGCTCTTCCGTAAACAGGGACTCATCCCAGTTGGAGTGATTCTGCTTTTGGACGATTGCACACAATGCCATCTCTTCGTAGTCTATATCAACCATAGGGTTGTTCTTCATATCTTCTCCATGAACTCTTGCACTAGTTTGTCATCGAACCAAATTCTCTTTCCGGGGAATATAGTTTCACCTCCAGAGAAGTGGTACCTAGAAACACACGGCTTGCCACGGTACTCCCAAAGAAACGCTTTAAAGCACATACCTGACCGCAAGCGATAGGTGGTACCTGTTTCGTAATTAAAGAGACCAAGGACAAGTCCTGCAAATTTACTCAATGCTTTCTCTCGACCTTCTCCACTTCTGGAATATGTCTCTTTCCACACCTTCTTAGCAGGAACTATCTTCCGTTCTTTTGGGTGGAATACTTGAGTCCTGTATGAGTAGTATGCCGGCTCGTGTATTATTTTAGGTACCACTATGTCTTTTTCGATAATTAGCAGTTGCAATCTCAGTGCAAGATTAAAGTAGTGTGGTGTGTCTAACGTCTTTGTGACTGCAAGAACACAGCATGTAATCTCTTCCATATTTACTCGCTTAAAAGTACCCTTTCAGTTTCTTGCAGTTCTGCTGCAAGTGCTTCATTTTCTTGCTGTAACCTATCGACGACTTCTTCCAGAGTGTTGTATTGCTGCTCCCAAGAGTCTGCTAGTTGCTGGGCTTCTGCCGCCTCTCTTTCAGTATCCAGTGCTTCTCTTTCGATCCTTTCGGCTTCATCTCTCCAGTCACAGCCCCAAGTCCGCAAAGAATCATTGGCACTTCTGAGCTTCTCCAATTCGGCTCTTGCATGAGTGCAGAACTCATCAATTTCAGACACCATGTCTTTCATTGCTTTTTCTGCATCTCTACTCATGTCGTACATCGAATCTATGAGAGCGTCTATGTCGGGACAGGTATGCTTTACCGGTTCACCCCATTGTGGCATGGTACCTCCTAGCTGATTACTTCAATGTCAACGCCAGAACTGCAAATAACCTCCATTACTTCTTCAAGAGTTCCACGAACTGAAATATCATCTTCGCCAAGACCAATAATTACCGCACCTGAATTGTCAATAAGGATTCTGAGTATCTTCTCTGGGTTGACGTACACGGTATCGCCGGGATTAATTCGGACTAATGGATTGTATGAACGTCCAGCGGCAATGAATGTAATAAGCTTGACTCCGGCCCTTGTTGCCTTCCCGTAAACCACCTCCATTGATTCGATTGATGCTGCGCTAAACGAGGCAAGTCCGATGTCGATATTTGTGTTTCCTTCGGCGTGCACATTGATATATCTAATTTCACTTGCGTTTATTGCTATTGGCTCCGGGTCCGGTGCCTGATTGAGTGTTTTTATGAATTTCATTTTGTTTTGATTTTTTGTTTTTAAATAATGTTAACTCCAACACCTGCTTGAGCAATGAGCTCAAGTATCTTCTCTGTTGACTCCTCTACTACGTAAAGGTCATTTTGGAAGAGTATATGCACAGTCTTGCCGTCGTCACCCAGTGCAAGACGTTTAATTTTGGTAGGGTCAAGAATAATCCGCCCATCTCCTATGTCGTGATTTTTGGTACCCTTCTTTAAGGTAAGCGTAATAAGCTTCGCTTTGATTCTTGAAATTATAGAATCCAAATCATCAGCGCAAGCAGCTCCTCTACCTTCCTCACCTAAGTTTACGTCAGTGCTTTGACCTCTTTCATTTTTTTGATGTGCGCACACGAAATCGTTCACATTCAAAAGCATTAAATCGCCTTCTCTGTCTGATACTCTAATTAAGTTCATATTACATCCTTAAAATGGCGGTTCTTCAAATACTAGAGCCGCGTAGTTATCTAATTCGTTTATTTTTAATGCATGTTTGATTCTGGCTACTTGCTTTTCAGCCCATACCAGAGTTTCTTGCCTTGTGTAGTAGAGCTGCATTTGGGCATCTAACCACATTCTGTCCGAGGCGGTCAGCGGCTCAACTTTACTTGTGATTGAATCCACGGGTCATCTCCTCGCAATTTGAGACAAGCTCTTGCGCTGAATCCAATGGCAGCATTTCGAATGCCTTCACCTTGCTGTTCTGAATGAATCTGCTTACTGCTGCATCGAGCGCTTCTTGCTGTTCTGGAGCAAGGGAGTCTCGGAGCGTCAGAAGCTTATTCTTCAGTTGCGTGATTGGCGTTGCAATATCTTGCTTTGCAGGTTGGTACCCGGATTTTGCTTTTGTTGTTTTCCCGTCGTTTGTAGCGTCAGGATCACTTTCACTATCGTCAATAAGCAGCAAACCTCCAAGGGCGTACTTTCTTGCATAGCTTGATGATGAGCCATACGTCTGGGCTATATCCATACCCTTCTTGTTGACATCCACACCGGCAATAGACTCCGAGGAGATGTGCACTCCCTTGTGCACGAATGTAGCAGTAGCTACAATTATCGGGTTATCTACCGTGGAGATTGGATGCAGGGAGTCACTGACAAAGATTGAGCTGTCAAACTCAAGAAGTAATGGCTTCACTGCATCAAGGATATCCTCACATGAGCGGTATTTATACTTTCCAAAGTTATTCATTCTGCCTTTGTTTACTTTTAGCCTATTCTGAATAATCGTCAACGTAGCAAACGCCACATCGAAGTCACTGCCTTTTGTTGACTCTTCCATTTCTACCTCGTAGTTATTTTGTAACAATTACCGGACGCATCAAAGTACGCCCATACCTCATTAAACTTAGGATGAGTATAAATAATACACACCTCTCCGATTTCTGTCGGCTTGCATTTAGTAAACTCACCGAACTCGCCTTCTACATGGGATTTACTCTTCCCCATGCAGCCAAGCATTTTCTCTTCATAGAAGCTTTTGCAGCCAATGAAGAATAGGATTATAAATCCAATGACAAGAGCTAGTATAGCTGTTTTAGCATAGCTCCAAACTAAGCGAATATTTAACACACGGTACCTCCTAAGATAGTTAATAAAAATGTTTGAGGGCAGTACGCGACCACCCCAAACCAAACCAAACAAGAATATATTACCAAAACCTACAATATCAATGGAATTTATTGCTATATTTGCGCCATTATCAATCATTGGAGTTACAAATGGATGCAATAGCAAGTCCTGATGAGCGAAAGACCAGCAACGATGAGATGTACTACAATCGCTGGTTTGTCAAAATGGTGGGCAACAGAGCGAATGTAGTCATGCATCGCAAGGAAGATGAAGACAGGTTCTTCTCTGACGTGGACGGAACGAGAACGCAATTTACAGCAAAGCAGCTTGACGAGATTCGGGCGAACTATGACATCCCAATCTCCACGAAGATTTCATACGCCATCATAGAGCAGATACTTGCATTCCTCTCGGGCAGCAAGCCATACCCTCGCCTCATTGCTCCATCAGAAGCTCCTGAATCAAAGAAGTTCACAGAATTGTACGAGCAGGCGCACAATGCAGTCTGGTATGAAAGCAAGGGGAATGACCGTCTTGCTGCATCGTTTAGAGACATGCTTGTTACGGGTTCGGGCTATATGCATACTAGGCGTAACAATTTCTTTGGCGAGAGTACCTTTAACGTTATTAACGAGTGGGTACCATGGGTAGATGTTCTTGTTGATCCGGCTAGTCGTGAACCTGACTTTTCTGATGCTGAAATGATGTGCATTGCGAAGGTGATGCCAATCACCAAAGCTGAAAAGGAGTATGACATCAACCTGACAGACGAGGATTACATCTCTGCAATGACGGGTCTATTCTCCGTTGGAGGGCAGAGCTCCATCAATGATCCATATCTCTTTCCTACGAGCGTCACCACTGGAGGTTATGGAGAGTTCCGTAATGATAGATATTGCTGGACAAGACTATTCTACGAAAAGAAAGAAGTGGGAATCTATATCTCCGAGAACGGTGACCTTGCTACTGAAAGACCTAAACCAACAATGGTACCCAATCCTGAAAAGATTGCACTGGAAGAGCAAATCAATGCAATGGCTGCACAGCTTCAGCAAGCAGCAGAAGGATTCGAGGAGTCAGCAGAAGCATCAGCCCAAGCCCAACAAGACGTACAAACCTCCCAAGACCCTTCACAAGCCCTTGGTACCCAAGAGCAAGTAGAACAAGCAAACCAAGCACACGAACAAGAGACACAAGCAACGCTGCAGCAATTCCAGCAAATGCAAGCAGTCTATCAGCAACTCCCGGACAACATCCCTGCTTACATCATGACCACTCTCCGTAAGGACAAGGATAACAAATCAATAGTGAAGACAGTCTTCAAAGTGGAGCGAATTAAGCGCAAGCAGATTATCAGAGTCCTCATGGTGGGTCGGCATATCTTAGAGAAAGAAATACTTCCCTGTCAGGAGTTTCCTCTCGTGCACTTCTGTTTGAGCCACAACCGCAGCCCTAACAAGACCTATGGCATCTCTCATTACATCAAAGACATAGAGAAGGCAATGAATAAGTTCTGGGCAGCAATGGTCTATGACGTGTCATTGAACTCACACCAGAAGCTTATTGCTCCAACAAACTCCATACAGAATATTCCTCAATGGGAGTCCAAGTGGGCTAGACCCGGAGCAATCTTGGAGTACGAACCCCAGCCGGAGCTGAAAGACTCTGGCATACCGCAGATAGTGCCTGCTACTCCGTTGGATCAGGCGAGAGTCCAACTCATCACTATGCTCATCAATCTTGCAGAATACATAACGGGTATCTTTGGTGTTATACAGGGCAACGGTAGCAATGCTCCCGATACGTTCGGCGGCATGAGCTCACTACAAAATTTTGGTACCCAACGTGTTAAGTTGTATGGTCGTCACGTAGAATCGTCACTTGCGCAACTGGCTCTTTCTACGATTGAGTACCTTCAGGCATACGCTCCAAAGAATCAGATACTTACCTACTTTGACGGCAATGACTCTCCGCAGGAAATCAAGATACTTGAAGGTGGTTCTGACCTCAAGTTTAAGGTGAGAGTCAATATCGCCAACAACATGCCGACAGCGCGGCACCTTGCAGCACAACTCATAGCAACCATTGGAGGACAGACTTCCAATCCGCAAGTTGCAGACCTCTTGACGCAATACGCTCTCAAGGTGATGGATGTACCGGAAGCAGATGAAATCCTTGCAGCTATGGACGTGATTAAGAATCTCCAGTCCCAGCTTCAACAGACGCAAGCATCACTCGAAGAGCAGACGAACAGAAACAAAGCTCTTGAGAATCAGAACTATCAACAGCACCTCTCATCGAATATCAACGCAGCCAAGAAAGATGTTGACCATGCAGCAGATTTGCAAGTGGCAGTCAATGAAGAAGAGAACGAACAAGAAGGCGATATGCTCGAAAAAGACATGTATAACTAACAAAAGGTACCTTTTATGCTGAATGATTTTATTCCGCCTCCAAATTTTGGAGATATGCTTTACGGAGACTTCCACAGTTACGATGAGCCAACTCAGGAAGTTGAACAACTAGCAGAAGTTGCTGACGTTCCAACGGAAGAGCCGATTGCTCCGTCCGTATCTTTGCCTGATTATATCACCGGTGAATGGGTACCAAGTGATACGGCGGATTTGGAATGGTACAAGCAAAAATATGCCGACTTAATAAACTATACCAATTCGGAGGAGTTTACTTCTATATTAGCAGAGCAGTACAAGGCGGTTGTCTCACAGCAAGACGAACGCTTGGCTAAATACAAAGATGTAGTCAATGCCTTGGAAGGGGGTGATACATTGCCGTTGAAGCTGTACTTCCCTGATAAGCTCCAAGAAATGGGAATCTCTCCGGTGCTGTCAGAGCAGGAAGTGGATGGCTTGATTGAAGAGACGATGAAGAAGGAGTATGGAGATGACTACCAGTCTGTCTATAACGAAAGAGATGCACTGAGACCGTCTTCGGTATCGGCTAAGATGATATCAAGAACCATGGAGCTGCAAAAGCAATACTCCGAAGAAAACAAGCAACGCCAGTTAGCCTTTGAAACAGCTAGGCAAAATATCCCGGTACCCCAAAGTACGCAAGAGTTAACACCAGATCAATACTACGAAACAATCAAAGACCAGATATCTAAGGAAGAGTATGATGCTCTTCTCCCTCAAATACAGGAGGGCATGAGTAAGTGGAGTCTTCTTGATTTGAAGAAGATAATCACTTACGAGAACGACGTGAAAGCAGCAGAGGAGAGAGGCAAGGCAGAAGGACGCAGACTTATGTTGGCAGAGGTTAAGAGTGCAGGAGCAACACTTCCAATGGCACTTGACGAACCTCGGAGAAGACAAGAGACTCCAGAAAGAAGACCCGGACAATCAACGGGCGCATGGAAAGACCTATTAATGGGCAATTTTATTGGTGGTACAGTTTAATAACTAACGAAAGGAGAGGGTATGTCAACCCGTCCGCAAATAGCAGGTGAAGGCGATATTATCAGCGCACTTGCAACCACAGGGATTATCCCTGAGAAATACTTAACTAGAGGCATGGATAGGATGGGTCAACTCTCCTTTATCCATAGAGGTTCTACGCGGTTCCTCTCTATGATCTACCAGAAATATCCGAAATCAAAGGTAGTGAAAACGAGAGAGCACCGTATTCAGGAAATTTACGAACTTGACCGTGTGCTTGACGTGACGGTGAGTTCAGCAGCTACAGACAACCATACTACGTTTGGTCTCTCGGATAACCAAGCTCGTCAGTTGCTCGTTGGAGATATGCTCTATGTGAGCGGTCTCTTCTTTGCAATCACATCTGCTCCACTTGTCTTCGGTCAAGTCTATGCAGACTCCACGGTAGGTACAGCAAATACAGTACCGGCTACGAACATCCCCCCTGCTACATTGCAGAGAGCAGGTGGTCAGCCAACGGCTGTGTTGTTCAGCAATGTCTTTGGTCAGAGCCAAAGTAATCCTTCGGTGTTCTTCACGAACTATGAGCCAATTCTCGTTACGAGTAAAGGTGCTCCGGGTTCTGCGGGAACAGGCAATACTACGGTCACCGTTCAGCGCGTCTGGGCTTCTATGTCAGGCATTGCAGAGCAAGGTGGTTACATCGTAGGACTCCAAGCTCCGGGTCTTGTAACAACTGCAACAAATACAAATGATGCAGGTAAAATCATAGCCGGTACCCACCAGTTACTCCGAGGTTTGCCAAACTTCGCCGAAGGTTCTGATGCTCCGTCCGGTATCCACAAAAATCCATATCTCGATAATAATTTCACACAGGAGTTTAAATACGCTGTGGAAGTTACGAACGAGAGTATGATTGAGCAAACGTGGATTGGCAAGACGTACTTGGAAATCGAGCAGATGCTTCGCAGTCGTCAGACAGCTCTTGACATGGAGCGTACATTCCTCTTTGGCTCCAAGGGTAAATCTATGGATACCTTAGGTCGTGTGATGTACACCATGGGCGGAGTTATTGATCACATTCCGAAAGACGTTGACCACATCTTGGAGTACAGCAATCCTTCCATCAGTTATCCGGGTATGCTTGACGTGCTTGATAAGGTCTTCAAGCTTGGAGGTAGTGAAGAAAGAGATATGTACTGCGGTATGGGTCTCTACACAGAGCTTCAGAAAGCGTTCTGGTCGAGTGGTTACCTCCGCTATGATGAAGAAGCAAGCAAGAACTTTGACATTGAAATCCAGTCACTCTGGGGTGCTGCCGGTAAAGTACGGGTTATCCCATGCTACACCCTCACAGAAGCTCAGTGGGACAAGAGAGCAATCGTCATTGATAACGGTCTCGGTGCTTACGTACCAACGACGCACGAAGGTTGGGATATGAAAGTAGAACCTAACATTCAGCAAAAAGGTCAACAAATCTACAAAGAGCAACTTGTTGGTATTAAGGGTCTTGAGCGTAGATTTAGCCAATATCAATCTATTATTAACTTTAACGTGTAAGGTACCATGAAAACAATAACATCATTCTTACTTTGCATTTTGGGTACCTTGGTATTTTTTAATGTGGCTACTAGCCAGACTGCCTTGCAGAAGATGGAATTTACCAAGGTGCTGACAATCAGCAAGTCGTATTCAGCAAGTGGAACCGATACTACGTCTTCTTCCATCATACCGATTGAAGGAGACTCCCTCGGATTCGTTGTTGAAGTCCTTGGAGATAGCGTAACAACTACTTCCAGAATCCAATACGTAAGTCCTGCCGGGTTTACCGATACAACTACTATTGGATACTATACAGCAGCCGTAGCAAGTCCTAACAATGCCAAAGCAGCATTTGGAGCTAAGATAGTTCCACTCTGCACGCAGGGCTGGTGCAAGGTCTGGGCTATAGTCAAAAATAACAAAGCTTCCACACAATCAGTTACGGTCAATGTGTACCGTGTAAGGAGACGATAATGTCAACATTCTATGCAGCAACTTCGTTTCGCTTAGAAGACCAAGCGATACGTCCGGGTATGAGTCCTTCTGACTTAAGAGTAATTGTGGTACCAAATGTAGTTCTTGTCAGTGGTGGGGCGGACATTGATTTAACACCTTTCCTTCCTGCAAATACTGTAGTTCTTTCGTATTGGTACGCCAAACGAGCAACCACAAGCTCTAAGGTTTTGGCAGTAGCCAAGGCATTGCCCGGAGATACCGACACAGTAGATGTATTCATCGTAGGACAGCAAACTAAATTCCAGTAATCTATGACTTTGTACGAAGTTCATAACGCACTCGCTTCCGCTCTTGGTGATCCATTCGCCGAGAGCGGAAGTTCTTTAATTAAAGACGGGGTACGTTTCAGCAAGACGTTGAGACAAAAGTACCTCTATCGTGCAGCCATGTCCGTACTCAATGAGTTCATTAAGCAGGTGGTACCATTGCCGCAATCTCAAGCAGCACCGGTACTTGCGAGACTGTTTCCGTCGCTGATTACACTAGTCCTTAATGATATTTCCGATACGGGTACCTTTGTACTTAATGTCTATGATTCAGGTACCAATCCAAACAATTACAGAGTTGCTTTTGTTCTTTCGCTCATGGGTAGAACGAGCTTGGACAATCCATACGAAGGGCGTTCTATTCCTATTATTTCATCTTACGACTTCAATAAGATTACTTCAAAGGCAAGTCACATGCAAGCCAATGACCCCATCGCTTGCATTGATACAGTCTATCCAATCTCGGGCTCTCCAGAGCAGAACTTCTACATCAGATTCAATACCGGTGGTACCGACTTCTCCGGTGGATTCTTGGAGACTACATTCATACGGTACCCTTTAAATCAAGACTTATCAGACGGCACGGTAAAGTTTGATTTTGAGGATTCATTTATGAATGTCATCCTTGCCAAAGCTGCCCTGTACGGGCAATCAGACGGAGGAGATACAAACCCCTCGCAGATTTATCCACTATTAACTCAATAATATGCCAGTTACAGCAATACCTGCAATCGTTCCACTGAGTTCTTCGTGGACTGTACAGAACATGGTTGGACATATCCGAGTTCTTATCAACGAACTTGATAACGAACGCTTCCAGAACGCCAACATACGGACATCTCTCAACATAGCCATTAGCCACGTAGCACAACTCCTAAACATGGCACAAGAACCATGGTACCAAATAGCATGGCAAGTAACACTGGAAAGTGCGCTCCACATAACAGGAGTCAAGTACATCAACCTCTCTACGCAAGTAACTCCGGCAGCCCCAACGGGAGGCACTGGAGATAGAGCTCCACAAGGAGGACAGGGAGGCGTTACAGCGGGTGATGTGATTCCATCCAATCTCCTCTGGGAAGTGCGGCAGATGATTGCATCAGCTTCCTCTGCTCAAATCAGCGGTAATGTACCGAACGTATGGACAGGCAATCTAACACGCCTCAGCGTCAACGAGATAATGAATCTCCAGAACAATTACAACACACAGTACAGACAATCAATGTGCTGGGTACATTCTGGTACCAATATATTCGTACACCAAGGTACCGACATAGCTGCGTCAGGAAAAGACTACGTAACACCCGGACAACTTGCCATTGTTGGCTCTCGCAATCCATTGCTTGACAATCTCGCGGGGGAGAACGTATCGGGTAGCGGATGGGGACAGCTTATTGACTTGCCTGACAGACACATGCGGCTTGCTATGCTAATGACTCAAAAGATGTGTTCGGAGCAACTGAATAAAGTGATACCTGCTTCCCTTGATGGAGAGGTAGCCAATCTCTCCCAGCAAATCACAAACAACGTCGTGGCAGAACTTCAGTTCGAACAAAGCAAACGCTCCAAGGTTGACCAGGGATTCCAAACGAGGTAATACATGAAGAACATCATTGAAATAGCAAAGAGATTCGACGGAGTAAAAGAGACCGGTAATAACGGTGGTTTTTCCGATCCTTACTATGAAACCTTGATTAGAAAGTTTGGTTGGGTACCGGGGCAGTCTTGGTGTGCTTATGCTCAGATTGTTAATTGGAACTTGTACTTTGAAGGTTCTCCTATGGTCTTGGCTCAAATCAAGCATGTGCTTCATCCGCACGTACTGACGATGTGGGGCAGAGCAAAAGCAAGTAGCTTCATTCGTACAGGACCAACACCTGAAATTGGCTCCATTGCAGTCTGGAAACTCCCACACATCACAGGAGCAGGACATTGCGGTATAGTGACTGCAATCAACAAAGACAGAACCTTTGAGACCAGAGAAGGCAATACCTCCGAGGCGGGAAGAGGAAACCAAGCGAACGGAGACGGCTATTACACCAAGCAGAGAACGATGAGGAGTACCTCCAAGTGGGAACTTAGAGGATTCATCTACTTACCGGAGATACCTGATGAAACTGATTAGTCAGATACTAAGCAATGTGCAGACGGACGTAAATGACATAGGCGGTCAGCGTATCCAACTCGCTGAATACATTGACTACGCCCAACGTGTAGCCGATGAAATAGCGTACAAACTGGAAATCTGGATAACCTATATCAACATGGTACCCAATCCTTCGCTTAATCCGGTAATGCCAGCTCCGTCAACACTTGTAATACCGCCTGCATTCAAAGCAGTGCAGCTTCTTCGAGTAAGGCGTAACGGCAAAGAAGCACGGGAGTTCTCTCGTCAGGCAGCAGGGAAGATGGCAAGCGATAACTTCGCCTTTGATATCAACAGCGTTCAGCTTGAGGGTGCAGACTTCTGGAGTACAATCACTCAAACAGAAGAGATGCAGCTTACCTTCGTTACTCCATTCCAAGCGGACGAGGAAGTCTATCTGGAGTTTATGACAGGTCGTCCATACGACTTCCAGATGTGGACTCAGAACACTTCAATACCGGACTTCCTTGTAGATACCGTGGAGTATGGCATCAAGACAAGGGTATTCGAGCGTCTGTACAATTCGGGAGTAGAAGGCATGAAGCAAAGACTCGACAGAGCTGAAATGAAGTACCAGAGAGCTTTTGCTGCATCGAATGCATACACCAAGAACTTCCATGACAAACGCTCACCGGTCGTTAGACAGCCATACAAATTCTTATCAGATGAAATTGAGCATTACTATAGGATCGTATGAACAAGACAGGCGCATTCCAAGCTACCTTTGCAGGCGGCATGATAGAAGGAATAAAGCAAGACCAGCCATTCGAAAGAAATGATGGTAGTCTTAGCTCTGTGCTGTGGCTTGAGAACTACAACCATACGCTCCAGGAAGACAGTGCTATAAAACGTTGGGGCGAGGTTGACTCTGGGGTACCATTGTTGGATTTGGGTTACTTTTGTCCGAATGAAGTTTACAGTGGCGTGGTTAACGGTGGTAATGACTATGAAGTCAATAGGGCTGCATTGCTCCAAGGGGTGCAGATGTACTCTGTGGTGCATCCTCAATACAACGACAACATCACTACATTCCTCAAACGGTATGATTTCATACCCCAATGGATAATTGACGAAGGTACCTTAGAATCGGGTGAAGCAGTTGCCGTTGTGAACTACACGATAGCTAAAGACGGCGACAGTCCCGCGTGGCAAGAAGTATGGGCTGACGGTAATTTAGACTATCCCGGATGGTACACTTTCGGCAGTCTTGCGGACGTGACACGCTACGGTGAAACATTGCTGTTCACTACCACACTCGATGACTTGCCGTACTTCCAAACCGATGGTACCAAAAACCCTGTCAACGACTATCTCTATCCTGTCTATCGGTACCTTTACTGGGACATTCGCAAGAAGTGGAAAAATGAAAATCAGTTCATGAATGGGGTTGGTATCTTTGCAGATGCAGAACTCTCCAATCCTGCAAACGCAGCCAAGTTTGCTAAGTGGAAGGTTCTTCCTCCGAGTCAGTCTATTGTTAACGGAGCTAATATAGGAATTATCAAGGGGTACGTTAGTGCGACCGAGTCCCTGTTGCATGACGGTACCGTTGCTCCAAAGTACGACGTAAGTATTGCCATCCAAGAATGCGTAGGCATTGCGTGGAGACTATACTACAATGGCACTCATTATGTAGTTGACAACAGGTACACTCCGTCATGGATGCGCAGTAGTGCATTCTACAATTCCGGCGGAGGGTGGACAGGTGACGAGATATTCCTCCCATCTTCAGAAGTGCAGACCTTGGAGCGGTTGGATATCAAAGGTTTTGATGAGACATTCTATGGCAAATCTATTAACGGTGCTTTTGACATACCTTCACTGTACAATCCTGTAAATTCTACTACGGTAACTGTTACGCTGCTAAATGACGTACCCGTGACCAGCGGTACCAATCACTACACGCCAGACATGGCCATAGGCGAGATAGCTGCATTCCCCGGCTACCGCTATGGCATAGGCAACAACCTTGTGAGGTACACCGATGGTACCCCTAGGTTCTGGTTACCAGGCGAAAAGATAAACGTAGTACTCACCGCCAATATAGGCGGAATAGAGGTTTTGCTGTTCACCGGAGAATACACTACCCAGTATCCGATAGTAACTCACTACACTACGCTTGGCGTTGAATATCTTTACGTTCCCCCGTTCTACCCAAAGCATGACACTTATGCTGGGCAGTACACGATTACTGTGTTCGACTCTGGCTCTGCCGAAGAGAAGACGCTGGAAGGTGTCGGAGTGGCGTACTCGCAATTTACAAAGCTACCGGGTACCACCGATAAGTATGCTTATGCTTCACTAATGTACTTCACCATCGGAGTCAGTACGGAGTTCATGGAGAAATTAATTGACGTAGGGTGTACTTCGCTGTCCCTTTGGGCTTCAAAACCCAACAGCAACGACCATACACTGCGCTCGATAGGCATTGCATTTGATTCACCATCAGGCAACAGCTATACAAAGCCAGAAAACTTCTCGACCGACGTTCCTGACTATACAAAAATGGCGTTATTGAAGAAGTTTGTCATTGATGGCAGGACTGAGCGACCGGACACTTACTCGGATTGGACTGCAAGGCCTCTAGCTACGAATGCTTGGAACATCCGCACTGACCCAACCGGGTTTCAAGAGTACATAGCGGTACCTTTGCCGGCTCTTGACGAAACTATGCTTATAGCGACTCCAATTCTCCCAAATGACAATTACGTTGAGGCGTATTTAGATGACCCTGTAGCAAATAACTACTGGGGAGCAGGAGCTCCTTACTGGACTCCAGACTTCATCGTCTGGGATTACCCCACAGAAACTACACTCTTCCTTAATAGTTCAGGGAAGTACTGGAAGGGTCTTGGAGCAAAGCTAATCACGGTAATCAAGGGCAGGACATTTATAGGTGGTTGTATTGGTGCGGACGGAATTGAAGAGCAAGCTATACTGCGCTATTCCGACGTACAAGGGGGTGCTATCAGTCCAGACGTATTTTCCGAGGAGCGGAAAATACAGGTAGGACACATGCCGCATACTGCCCTTTTAGAATTTCGTGAGCAACTCTGGGCTTTTAGTAGATACCAGTTCTACCGGATAGGCATGGCTTCCATTACTCAAGAAGAGACATGGGAGTTCTTTGATGTTGTAGAACAGGGATGCTTCAATGTGAAGTCTGCAATCGTGGTACCTTATGGAGTCTGCTTCTGCAATGAAGCAGGAGTATGGCT